TCGTTGAAAAGCGTAAAGGATGTAAAGGAGAGCCATTAGTAGAATCAGACTGGTCAAAACGATAAGTGTTTCCTTCAGTAAGATTCACTGTCGCTTGCTGAACTCCGTCAATGTAATACTTGTTACCACTACCCGGATTAGAAACTGTTACTGCGAACGTGTCAGAGACAGGAGTCACATCTCCCACAGCTCCAGTGCCAGCTACACCAGTAACATTAACAGTCACATCGACTTCATTGGTCTCTACTGAAATGTTACCTAAATTAGTTGTTGAAGAAACTCCCGTAACGCTTACGGTTGCAGTGACAGGTATAATTTCAACAGTAACTCTTCCCACATGTCCTGACATGTCAAGACCAACAGTGCGACTTCCCATTGCTGTGTTACCACCGCCAACAGGATCAAAAGCTGAAAGTTCTCTGCTTTGAAAAAAACCACCATCGGGACGCGGATTTCTCAACGCCTGCGGATCAGACATGTTAATCATCCCCAACTTCCATTGGGGATTGTCTTTGTCCACCACATCTCTACCAACAAGCATTCCATTAGGTCTGCCGTTCTCTATCTGAGGAACGAGGTCTTTTAGCTTGTAACGAAAACCCGTTCGGTCACAAAAGCCGAAAGCATGTTTTCCACTAGCGTAATTGCTCATAGATACTGATAACCGCCGGGAACAACATCGTAAGATGATTTATCTCTGACTGAATCAGAGGCCATAGTCCACTGCTCTTCGTATATTTCTTTAAGCATAGGAATTCTGTTTTCTGCTTGCGGTCTCTTTAACGCAATCATGTAAGCTAACCCTGCGGTTAAACAGGTTAAAAACGTAGGAGGTATGTTCATTTCCAAAGAGGCTGGAGAACCAGCATCTTCAATCCTTTCCATGTAGTAGTAACCAAATGTCCATGTTTGAGATGAGTCTGGTACAGGCCACACATTAATAGTAATTCCACTAGGCGCTCTTTCAACCCAGTATTGTATGGGTCGTCCCTGTAGTAACTTATTAGTCTGTTGAGAATAAGTAGCAATAGACATGCGTTGCATAGTTAGGTCTGACTGTTTGGTGGTATCGCCTGCGTTTGTTCGCATGTAGGCTTCCACTATGTCTAACCTGTCAGCAGGAAGAGCATAAGCTCCCTGTCCCGGCGTTAACGTCAGGTTTGCATTCTTTACTGTCCAAAGACTTAAACCTCTATTTTGCCAATCAAGCATTAGAAGGTTAAGACTTCTTCTCGCTGTCTTATAGTCGTAGCCAGAACGCAACTCCAAACCACAGCGCTCATACGCTTCTTCCATTATCTCGCCTAGATCGAGATTGAAGTTATAAGTTCCGCTAGTCGCCATTAGACTATTCTACCTCGCGTTTGTCCCTGAACAGCTTTGCCGTCACCGACTCTGCCTCCAGAAAACATTTTTTTGTTAATGCCAGCCTCACTCATCGCGATAGCCATAGCTTGATTTCGGTCAGTGACTTTTTTGCCAGAACTAGATTTGAGCTTACCGTCTTTAAATTCGCTCATAACGTAGCTAACTTTCTCTTTGCCTTTCATCGACACCTCCATCGCTTCCTAGCTTGACGCAAACGACTATTCGGGTCTTTTGCTGCTTTAGGAAACTTTTTCATTTGTCCTTCAGAACGAGCGCAAAATGATTTGCGCCTCTTAGCACGAGACTTAGATGGATTCTTTTCGGTAACCGCAGTTTTTAATTTGCTGCCGGGGTTAGCTTTACGATAAGCCTTAACTCCTTTCTCAGTCATTCCTGCGCCTTTCTTCGTTGCGCGAAAATTACCTGACTTGACAGAAGTTTTTATGCCCATCCCTTTCTTCTTGGTAGAGCCACCCTTCTTGAGAGTACGTTTGCGATTAGTCGTTTGAGAAGTTACCACCAAGTTAGATGATGAATTATTTCTTGGATTTCCATCTCTATGATGAACATCTTTTCTATCGCCTTTACTTACCTTGCCTTTCGCCTTCAAAGTATTGCGAGCCGCATTACGACCCGCTCTATCTTTTTTCTGCTTAGGCTTTGAGTGGTAATTAGCATACTCAGAACGATAGTTTCTAGCCATCAAACTGAGCCTTGTAAGCTTGCTTTACCAGAGTTTCCTTTTTCTCTCTGCGATCCAGCTCAACACCAAACTCACGAGCAAATTCTTCAAGCTCGACTTTCGTCATTTTGCTTAGCTCAGCTTTGGTTGTCTCTTCGACTTCCTCTACCGGAGCAGAAGCCTTAGCTGTAGACTTAGAAGAACCGCCCATACTCTTGAGCTTTGCTTTTGCCTCTGACTCAGTCATCAGGTCAAAAACTGCTATCTCACGATCACCATCAGCATTGATGCTACCAATCTGAAAAACTGGATCGCCATTACTGAAGTTACCGTTTTGAATTACCTGTAATTTATTAGCCATAATTTTTTACGCCTGTAATAATTACCATGTAGGTATCTTGGTTTGCTGCGCCACGAGTGCTAAACAAGATGTCTCCTGTTTTACCCGTACCCGCATTGTTTGGCAAACCTGTGTATGCGCTGAAGTCTAAAGTGTCAGCATAGTTTTCTGGAAGAGTTACCAATAACTCATTAGCCGTAGCATCTAAAAATATATCAACTGACATACCGCTTGTGGAAAATTGAATACTAGAAACAGTAATACTTGTACAAGCCGCTCCAGTTCTAGGCTGCGTACTTAGCGCAGAGACATCTACTTTAGTAACTAAAGATTCTCCAGTGCCATCACTAAGATTAGTGAACTTCATGACAAGGTTTCTAGCCCCGTCATTAATTATTTGTGAATTGACATCATCTGCCATATAAACCTCCAATAAAAGCGGGGCAAGCCCCGCTATATTCTAGCCACTAAAAGGAGTTGCTAAAGTACCACTGCCAAGGTTTACACCCTGAACCAGATAACGATTAGCAGATACAGCAGTTATAGAGAAGTAAGTACCCGCTACACCACCTGTTGTTGTGCCGTCAAAAACCAACTGGTAGTTAGAAGAACCGTTTGGCTCGAAGACATGAACAAGACCTAAACCAGCCTTACCCTGCACCATAGAACCAATCATAAGATCGGATGATGAAGAGCTGCCTATGGTAGTGCTTGTTCCAGAAGAGGTTAGCATCAAAAACCTATACTCAATTCCCACGTTGCTCAATGTGTTAGGGCCGCCACCTTTTCTGAATGGGCCAGCGGCGGGATCAAGCGCTGCTGCGTTTACAGCAGGAAGGGTAATAGTTAGCGTGGAGTTATTGATAAGAATTAGTTTACCCGCATGATCGGTAGGATTGATTGTAGTATCAGCCGTCAATGTAGCAACTGATTCTGGCCCTTGATTGTAAGAACCACCCATTGATCTGATCGGGCCTTGGAATGTTGATAAAGCCATTAGAGTCACCTCTTTACGAAAGGATTTGTCTTAGCGTCTTCGTAAACGTCCACTTGGTTGGTCGCTAAAACTGTATGTACCAAGATTAAAATAAGGGGCGACCTAAGCCGCCCCCCATCGTTTAGGAACTACCCGGAGAACCGTATATTCCTAGTGGGTCAGAGACACCGAAGCTGTAACGCTCTCGCGCCTTGTAGCGCACGTTACCAGTATCGAAATCACCGTCCATTGAAGTCTCAAGCGGAGTACGCTCGAAGTGCTTCATGCCATTCGGTACATCAGTGATGATGTAGAAAGCATTGTTGTCAGTCAGATAGTGATTGACCGCATAGCCTTCAGGAATGGAGCCATTGTTCTTAATGGCATTGATGTCGTTGTCAGATGTGCTGACACGCAACTCTGAATCTAGGATTCGAGTAGCAACAAACATCAGGTTAGGTGGAACAATCAAACGCCGTGGTCTAGCTGCGATAAGAAGTCCACGCTCATCAGTGTAAGCAGCAATCGAAATCACCGCGTCTTCTAATGAAGTTTCATTCAAGTCAGCCGCTGTCGCAGGACGGTTTGAGTTGAACCCACCATTAACTAGAGGGTGACCACCACCACCAACAACGCCATCGCCTACCGCAGTAAACAAGTTAACACCATCGCCAGATTGAAAGGCGTTAGTGAAACCATTGTTTAATGGGAAAGCCGCTTTAACTTGCTTGGTGTAAGCCATCGCTCTTGCCAAAGCTTTAGTGTATCGCTGAGACAAAGACGCATAGAGGTTATCCTCCATTGCTTCTTCAGTAATAGCGAAACCCTGAGCAATAGTTTCATGAGTGTAACGAGCGGTGAAAGCTTCTTGTGCTGAATCATAATTGATTGCAGAACCTTCAGGCTTCACAGGCGCAGCGCCAAACCCACTCAACTTTACTTCTTCTTCAAACGAACGATCAGATGTTTCTGTTTCGTAGATCATCTTATCTTCGTCTTCGTACTTTGCATACTCTAAGCCAAACAGGGCGTTAAGACCCGGAAGTAGCTCTTTGAGCATTTGCGCTCTTGATATAGCCATTCGCTAAGCCTCCTATATGCCTGTGGCATTTCTATATTGGTGCATTCCGAAGTTATACGTCAGAAGCACATCTGTGTATGCGTCACCTACAGTGCTATCAGGGCCATCCATAAACTCAAGAATCCGTAAAGGAAGAGTATCGGTGGTTGCAGCGGTGCTTGCGTCAACCGCATTCTTGCTGCGTCCGATAGTTGTAGAACCAGAAGTTTGAATAATAGCAATGTTATTACCCAAAGTAGTTTGCGCTAAAGAGCCATCACCCTGCATTCTAAATACAGCATCAGGATCGTCAAGCACATAAGCCATAGCGTCATCCGCTACAGTTCCAGTAGGCCACATTTGATTAAATGTAGGCTGGCTGGTGCTAGGGTCAGTGTAAAAACAGCCCATAAAAATACCAACCGGAGTAGCTGTTGCAGTACCAGCATCTTTTTCAATAGTGCCAGTATTGACCAGCTTCACAAAATCACCATAAAAAATATTAGAGGCGTAGCCACTAGCTATCTTTATATGGCGAACCTTTCCAGAGAAAGAACCACACGCGGATAATCCGCCAACTGGTTCTGCTCCCATAGGGGTCGCTGTTGCAGACATAGTAAAGTCCTCGTTATGAAGACAACCCTACTAACAAGATTATCTTCTACCAAAAGTTGTCCTCGAAGAGTTCTCTTGGAACTTAGCCATTCGAGGGTCTTGGTCGCTAAGAAAACTGTTGTCTACCGCTTCCATCTGGTTAACCGCCATCTCACTATAATACTTAGTACGCTTGTCCAGCATTTCGCTCGGAATCGAGCATAACAACAGACCACCGTATTCAATATTTTCAGGATAACGA